TGGTTTTTTTAAAGCACCGCTAAATAGTAATACATCACCTTTTTGTATATCATTATTTGTTTCTTGTTTTTTAAAATTAGATTCTGTCAATACTTTTTCAAAATATGGATTATCAGCAAATTCTTTTAATGTTTTTGGTCTAGGCCAGTATTTTATATTAATATTTTTTGTTTCTTTAAACCAATCTGTTACTACAGACCAACAATCATATTTCCCCCATATAAACTTACGGCCAATCAAAGAAGGATTTTTCCAATCTTTTGGTTCTAAAGTTATCCAATCATCAGTTTTTAGACTGTAAATATAATAAGGAAATCCAATATGCTCACAGGATGCTTTATCTGCCTCTGAAGCAATCGCTGGCCCTTGAGGATGACTATGAATAACTCCTAATATTTCTCCTGTATCTTCACATTCAGCCCAATCTTCTGGATCTAACATAAAAAATTCATGGGTTGTTTCTGCTAAATTTTTACAAGGCCAAAAAGTTTTTTCACCATTAATTATTGCTAATAAACCACAAGCTTCTTTTGGTGCTTGTTCTTTTGCATATTTAACAGCTTTAGTTTTCCAACTCATAACTAACCATTTACAAAAGTACCAACACCAATGAAATCTTGTCTGGTAACAAGTTTTTTAGGAGCACCAATACCAGCCAGATCAAAAGAACTTATTAATTCAAATTGTACTATATCTCTATTTTCTGTCACTTTTCTTTCAATAAAATAAATTTCTTTTGGCATTTCAGCAGTAGGATCTACTGAACCGACTTTATATGGATTTATATTAGATGGAAAGTTTTCTTCATCTAAAAATCTAGCTAATGTACGTCTGCGAATAACTTTTGCACCTGACAGATCAGAAAAAGGTGTTGTTTGATTTACTAATAAAAGAATAGATGTAATTGATCCAAGCAGATTAGAAAAAGCTAACGTAGGTCTTGGAAGCTTTCCTTCCCCAGAATATTTAAAACCTTTTGCTTCGCAAGGCATCCTAGTATATGTATTAGATTGCCATACAATATCTTGACTATCTTTCATGTTATTTCCAGCATGAAAAAGGTAAACAGTAGGTTCTGTAATTGTTGAATTGACATTAAAAGAAACATTACCACTTGTGGACTGTGAAGCTGTTGCTGTGACTGTAAATGTATTTGCATCTGCAACTGTTTGAATAGTATAAATTCCATCTGTGGCATTACCAGATGTAAAATCAAGAGTTAATATCAAACCAGTTGAGAACCCATGACTGTTTAATGTAATGGTTATGGTAGTTCCACTTTGAGAATATGTAGCTGTCTTTGCAACCTTTGTATAATGAACATCAGGTTTTAATTCAACAGAAAATAATTCAATAATTGATTTATTTGTTAGTTGTTGTAACTCAGGTACAGGATTAGCCATTTATGGTTCAAATACCTCTCTGAATGTTGTTGTGATAACGGCTCTGTTATTATATGGAATTTGTTTAGACCAAGAATCACAAATAAACTTTCCTTCACCAGAAAGAGTAATTGAGACATTGCCAGAATCAGTAGCACTATTACTGGTACTTACTGTAAATACATTATCGTTTGTAACAGATGCAACAGAGAAAGAACCATCTGTCGGAGATCCGCTTGCAGTTGATGTGTAATCAATAGTTAAAACATCACCTATTGCAACTCCATGATTATTAATAGTTATTGTTGCTGTTGTAGTTGATTGACTATAAGTTCCTGTTTTTGTAAAACCTTCGGCTGGTGGAGTAAAAGTAAAGCTTGCTTGGTCATTTACCCTGCTTCTTAAGAAGGCTTCTATGACATCTGCTTCAGTCTCAGACACATTAAAAGTCAGATCATATACTTTTGGATCTTGAGAAAATGGCAAGCCGTATAAAGCTCTAAATTCATAACCATCGCCAAGCCTTGAAACTTTAACTTTTGGTGTGCTTTGTTTTCTCATCCCATAAGTGGGTTGTATTGAAGGAAAAGTTGCCATTATCTATTTAATAAGCCCCCCGCTCTTTGTTCTTGAACTATTGTTGTTTGTACCACAGATGCTATAAGTTGTCCAAGTGCTTGGCCTTCTGTTTGGCTACCTGAGACAGAGGAACCAGACGCATCAACGGAAACATTCACAATATTAGTTGTACTACCTCCTAGTTGGTTGTTTGGAATAATATTGCCACCTCTTGAACCCATCTGTAATAATTCTGGGCCTTTCTCGCCAACTACAAAAGCACCACCAGCAGAAACAGGGCCACCATTTGCTCTAAAAGCAGCAGCACTAGCTCTACCAACAAATTGATTTGATGTACCTACAGCAGTTCGGCCAAGTATTCCACCGCCTCCACCAAATATGCCTCCTAATGCACCTCCAATAAAGTTTCCTATACCAGAAACAGCCCTTTGTATTGCTACCTCTACAAGTTTACGTTTTAGATCATTTAGAACACTAACAGCCGCTTGAGCTAATGTTTTTGTACCCATAACAGCATCAGTAAGATTAGAGACAATGCCTTGTTCTATACCTTGACCAATCTCCATAAACTTTTCTTTTAGTTGATCCGCTTCACTTTTTACATTTTCTAAACTTTCTGAAAACTTTGTTGTTCCTACAAATAAATTATCAATAGCTGGTTTCGTGTCAGTAATGACAGTTTTTGTTTCTTGTATTACCTGTTTATTATCTCTATTTAGTTTTACTATTTTATTTGTTGCCTCTCCTGTGATTTCAACATTTTTTTGTAGTTCTTTTATATCTTTTTGGTCTATTTTAAATTTAAATTTTGAAAGAGGTGATAATCCAAAGATAAATTTGAGTACTGGGTTTTTATCAACAAAATCAGTTATTTGTTTAAAAACACTTATAACTGCTTTAATTATTCTTCCAACAACAACGCCAACAGTTTTACCAACATTAATTACAGCATTAGAAAACTGAGTAACTCCTTCTTTCACTCCAATCCAACTTTGCTCTAAATCAAAAACTATATTTGTTGCATCAACTCCAATACCCTCTGCAATAGCTTTTGCAACTTCATTAACAGCAGCAAAAATAGCTCTTACTGGTGCAAGAACAATCTTAAAAGCAGCACCTAAAGCCTCGACTGTAACAGCAGCAACTTTTAATGATTCTCTGATTATTATTCCAAGTTCAGAACCTTCACCAGCCAAATTTGTGAAGGCTGTTCCCAATCTTGTAAGTTGACCTTGTATTGTATTTGATGCTGTAAATGCTGCTTTTGCAGCAACATCTTGTGCATTTGCCTGATTTTCTAAGTTTTTATTAAATGAAACTAATTGATCGTTAAGTAAAGGTAATACTGCTGTCCTTGCTTCAACAGATCCAAATAATAATGCAAGCGTTTCTTCACTAGCTCCACCTTTATCAACTATTTCCTGTAATACACCTCCTAGACCTTTTGATTTAAGTGCAGCCGCACTGAAGTCAATTCCAAGTTTTTCTGCTGCTTTTGCTGCCTCTCCTGTTGGTTTTTGTATTGATGCTATTACTTGCCTTAAGCCAGCAAAGGTAGATTCAACAGGAACACCAGTTGCAGTTACAGAGGATATTGCCGCATTTAATTCATCTATTCCAACACCAGCCCCAGCCGCTATAGGTGCAAGACGACCAATCTGCTGTGCATATTGTTCAACAATAATTTTTCCATCATTTTGTGTTTGAACAAATCCATCAACTATTTTTGCGGCCTTATCTGATTCCAAACCATAAGCATTTAGAACAGAGGTTGTTGCATCAGCCACAGTTTGTAAATCAGAGAAACCACCAGTTGCACCTAATTGAGAAGCTTTTAAAACATCTGTTAATTCTGATACTTCACCAAAACCAGCAGAGGCTACATCATAAGAGGCTGATAATAAATCTAATTGAGATACTTGACCACTAAGCTGATTTGTCAAACTTGCCAGCTTTGGATTTAATGTATCAACATCAACTCCAAGAGTTTTTACTTTTGCAGAGGCGAAATCCTGTTCAGCTAATGTACTAAATACTTTTCCAAAAGCTGCAACTAAAGTTATACCAGCAGTTATTGGCCCTAATAAAGTTGCAAGACTAGCAGCCGCCCCCTTAAATGCAAGTGAAGCTCCATTTGCAGCTTTACCAGCACCAAAAAATCCCTTAGGTAATATTCTCAGTCCATGATTAGCATCTTTTAATTTACTACTTGTACCTCCAACAGTCTGATTAAATTTTTTAGCCTGTACATCAACATTTTTTAAAGCTGTTATAGCTTGTGTGGCATTTACTCTTAGTTCTACATTGGAAACTGCCACGACTAAACAATAACTCCTTTAACTATACTTTGATTTTCTTTTAATAGCATCTGCCTGTTTCTTTTCTCTATCATACTTTAGTTCATAGTAACCAGCAAAAAATATCAATTCTTCATCTGTAAGCTGTGTTCTTAATTCGCTTACTGTTTTACCTAATTCTGTTGCAAGGAAAAACTCAAAGTTTAGCCAGTTGTCCCCCCTTAAGATTCCTTTGTGTTTTCAATATTTACGTTTTGATTTACACCAAACAAAAATAATTCGATTTCATTTAAAACATTTTCTGGTAATTCATTTTGTAAATTAGCAAAATCTGCTGGGTGAAATGCTTTTGTACCATCTTCATTTTCTGCTAATTGACAAAGCATATGAGTAGAAACAATTAAAGGATCATCGCTGCCTGCCCTTTGCGTTGCTCTAGCTCTGTCAGCCCTTGTGATGGCCTTGAAATACAAACTGACTACAACATTACCATTGTCATCTTTAACGTCAAATTTGCGCCTTTTGCTAAGGTCAAAAGCATTTTTTAAAAGCTCTAGTGTCTTTTTTTCTGCCATAAAATAAATGCGAGATAATTAAAATATATTAAATAGCTGAAGTAATTGCACCAGTTGTAATAAATGAAATATTTATTAGCTGTGTTTCTCCAAGTGTTGCACCATATTCAGCACCAGTAATAATTCCAGAAAAACTTATTTTCTTTGCTGAAGTTGCAGAATCAGGAAA